GAGCCGGTAGAGTACGTGGTAACTGTAGAGATGGTCGTGTCTGCTACGTCAGAGGACGAAGCGAAGCAATACGCACACGACATACTTGACACAGCAGAGCAAGAACTGGCAGACTTGATAGACACAGACATAACAGGAGCATTCGAGGTATAGAAAATGGATACTATAGATTTATTTGTTGATCACTTTGTGATCCACTCTGAGAGTCGAGAGGCTCTGATACTCAATGCTGGTAGTTCAGCGGAGTTTGAGAAGCACTTGCGTAATCTTGTGTCACAGGAGATTCGTGCTGCTTTGTCAGCAGAGATAAATTCTTTTGAGGAAGAGATAACAAACTCTAAGGGTGTTAAGCGTGAGAGATTGATAGATGGCGCTAATGCTTTGAGGGGCCTCAGAAGTGATCTTGTGTGGGAAAAGGTTAGAGCGAGGGTATCGGCGTGAACATATTTTACATAGACCCCTGCCCTATAAAGGCAGCACAACAGCAGTGCGACAAGCACGTGGTAAAAATGATCCTAGAGAGCGCACAAATGCTCTCTACGGCTCACCACGAGTACAACAGTGATCGTGCAGTGTACAAAAGCACACACAAGAATCACCCCAGCACTGTCTGGACTAGAGAATGCACCAGCAACTACCGCTGGCTGTACGATCACATGATGGCCCTAGGTGACGAGTACACCCGACGCTATGGTAAGGTACACTTGACCATCCAAAAGTGTCGTGACGCGCTCAGAGAGCCGCCAGAAGGTATGCCGTGGAATGTACAACACACACAACCGCCACAATGTATGCCCGACGAATACAAGCGCGAGTGTTCTATAGCAGCCTATCGCTTGTACTACGCCAGCAAAGCTGATACAATCGACATGCGCTGGACTAACGCCAGCAGACATTTTTTTAATCAACAGGAGGTAGCAGCGTGAGTGACTCATACAGCTATGATGTAGACGTGACAGATCCCAATGAACTAGATCCTATAGACCGCATGATACGCGACTTGGTGGACTACAAGCTAAACGTGTGCAGTGTGCAGGAACTGCTGGCAATGGCAGCGGATCACATGACACGAGATCTGGAGAACCGACCACTGTCTGAAGTGCAGGCAATACATAATGATTTATTTTCACGACAGGAGCTACACTAATGCGCTGTAAAGCATGCAACATCATTCTAGAGAATCACGAGCTATCTAGAAAAGACAAGATCACTGGCGAATATCTGGACTTGTGCAGCACTTGTGCACAATACAGCAATGATGCACTATACCGACCAGACGAGGCTGATGACTTCAATAGTGAATATTTTATACAGGAGGAGCTTGCATTATAGGAAAACTGTGGTATACTACTATGGTAATGAACGATAAATTCATTACAACTAACTGTTCAATCGCTAACTATAGGAGAACGATAAATGGCGGTAATTGAAGGTAAAGCACAATTCATCAACGTGAAAGAGACTGAGGTGTACGAAGGTAAAGACACTGGACGATATACTGTCACTCTGACACTGAACGATGACACAAGCAACGAACTGTCCAGCAAGGGTGTGCGCCTGAAGTCCTACGGAGAAGGCTCTGAGGCTATCATGCAACGAAAGTTCGCCAGCAAGTACCCAGTGCGTGTGATAGACGCAGAGGGTGAACCATTTGGTGGTGACATCCCAGCAGGCTCTACAGTACGCATCTCGTACAAGTACGGTGACGAGCATCCTGTGTATGGTGTGCCTGTGTACATGGACGGTATTCGTGTGTTAGAGATGGGTGCGGCTGGTGTTGACGCAGCACTCTAAGTTCATGGGTCACGAGTCGTGCGATCAGTGCGGCTCCTCTGACGCCAAGGCAGTCTACAGCGACGGCGGGAGCTATTGTTTCTCCTGCCACGCTGTAGGCAAGCCCAACGGCAAAACCACGGTAGAACCTACACCACTGCGGAGGAAGCTAGAGTTGACAGGAGTCATTGCAGATATTCCTGATAGACGTATCAGCCAGAACACGTGCAAGAAGTACGGTGTGACAGTTGAGTATGACTCTCAGGGTAAAATATCCAAGCACATCTACCCATACTACGCCTGCGACACTGATGATGTCAAGGGCACCAAGGTACGCCTAGTGAAGAACAAAGACTTCTTTGTCACTGGTAGCACTGAGGGTGTCGGCTTGTTCGGTCAGCAGGTGTGTAGTGGGCGCGGTAAGTACCTGACGATCACTGAGGGTGAACTGGACTGCCTGTCTGTGTCTGAGATGGTGGGCAATAACTATGATGTCGTGTCGCTGCGCTCCGGTGCATCTGCGGCTGCTAAGGAAATCAAAGAGCAGCTAGAGTGGCTAGACGACAACGACAAGGCCGGTAAGCAGGCTGTAGAGGATGTCAAGGACTTATTCAGCCCTAACAAGCTGAAGATCGTCAAGCTGCCTATGAAGGACGCTAGTGACATGCTACAGGCTAACAAGATCAAGGACTTCACCAGTTCATGGTGGGACGCCAAGGTCTATCAGCCTGACGGTATCATCAGTGGTAAGGACACATGGGATGCTCTGACCAGCAAGATCAAGGTGCAGAGTATAGCATATCCGTGGCAGGGACTCAACAGCCACACCAAAGGATTCAGACCCTACGAGCTAGTGACGATCACGTCAGGCTCTGGTATGGGCAAGAGTCAGATGGTGCGGGAGCTAGAGTATTACCTGCTGAACGCTACTGAGGACAACATAGGCATCCTAGCGTTGGAGGAGGACGTAGCGCGTACTGCCCTTGGCATCATGTCGATAGCGGCAGACTGTCCCCTGCATCTGGAGGAGGATCTAGACCCTGACGCTGCATTCCCTTTCTGGGAGCAGACTATGGGCACTGGGCGGTATTACCTGTTTGACCACTGGGGCAGCACAAGCGAAGACAATCTGTTGGCTCGCGTGCGCTACATGGCAAAAGCGTTAGATTGCAAGTGGATCATTTTGGATCACTTATCCATTGTCGTATCAGCGCAGGAGAATGGTGACGAGCGCAAAGCCATCGACGCTATTATGACGAAGCTACGCTCGCTGGTGCAGGAGCTAGGCATTGGACTGTTCCTCGTGTCACACCTGAAGCGCACACAGGGCAAGGCACACGAGGACGGTGGGCAGATCAGCCTGAGTGAGCTACGAGGCTCTCAGTCCATTGCACAGTTGTCCGACATGGTGATTGGCTTGGAGAGAGATCAGCAGAACGATAACGAGGAGAGACGCAACACAACTACAGTGCGTGTCCTGAAGAATCGCTACGCTGGACTCACAGGTGCATGCTGCTGGCTGAAGTACGACAAGGTCACTGGTAGGATGATGGAAACAACAAAACCACAGGAGGAAGCAAATGGACTCTAGTCCCATCTTTTTAGATGCAGAGACTAATGGTCTGAAGCCTACGAAAGTGTGGGTGGTAGTCACCATGCAGGACGGTGAACTACAGGAGCATTACGATGCTGAGTCCCTAGAGTACGCTCTGAGAGGTCATGATGACGTAGTAGGTCACAATCTACTGGGTTACGATATACCTGTCCTGAAGCGTCTGTGGGGCATTGACATAAACAAAGAACGTGTGAAGGACACATTGGTCATGTCGCGCCTAGCGAACCCACAGCTAGACGGTGGGCACTCTCTGAGGGCATGGGGTGAGAGACTCCAGTTTCCCAAGGGAGACCACAGCGATTGGTCGCAGCTATCGCCTGAGATGGTGCAGTATTGCCGACGTGACGTAGAGGTTACAGCAGCACTCTACAAGAAGCTGGAGTGGGATCTGAGGCACTTCAGTGAGCAGTCGGTAGAGCTAGAGCATGACGTGCAGGAGATCACACAGCAGCAGGTACGCAACGGATGGCTCCTTGACAGCCGTAGAGCTATTGAGTTAGTCGCTACGCTACGCGAGAAGCTATACGATCTAGAGGATGCCGTACAGGAAGCCTTCAGGCCGCTACCGACATTTGTAAAGGAGATACAGCCAAAAGTAAAAAAGGATGGAGCCATCTCTGTCGTAGGTTTAAAGTTCTTGGGCGACTCTTGGGAGATCGTGGGTGGCCCTTTTTCTAGAGTAGACTACCCTGAGTTTAACTTAGGTTCACGGCAGCAGATTGGCAGATATTTACAACACTATGGATGGAAGCCCTGTAAGTTCACAGAAACTGGACAGGCAATTGTAGACGAGAAGGTGCTATCAGGTATCACCGGAATCCCACAGGCTTCTCTGATCTCAGAGTACCTGATGGTGCAGAAACGCATAGCACAAGTGCAGTCATGGATAGACGCAGTAGATGAGGACACAGGACGTGTGCATGGTCAGGTCAACACTAACGGTGCAGTAACCGGCAGGATGACACACGCCAAGCCTAATCTAGCGCAAGTACCGGCATCACGAGCGCCCTATGGAGAGGAGTGCCGACGATGCTGGACTGTCCCTGAAGGACATAAACTTGTGGGTTTTGACGCTAGTGGCCTAGAGCTACGGATGCTGGCTCACTACATGAATGATGAGGACTATACAAATGAAGTCATTGGAGGAGACATACACACTGCTAACCAGCAGCTTGCGGGACTTGAATCAAGAGATCAGGCTAAAACTTTCATCTACGCACTGCTGTACGGAGCAGGAGACGCGAAACTTGGTACGGTGGCGGGAGGAGGCGCAGGTGCTGGTAGACTGCTTAGAGAACGATTTATGCGTAATCTCCCAGCATATGCAGATCTTAAAGGACGAATTGCTCAAGAGGCAGCACAGGGTTGGATCAATGGACTAGACGGTAGGAGACTCTGGATTCGCTCTGAACACGCAGCACTGAACACCCTATTGCAGAGTGCCGGTGCATTAGTTATGAAACAAGCCTTGATTACTCTGGATAAGTATGCTAAACTATGGGGTATGGACTATAAGATCGTAGGTAACATCCACGATGAAGTCCAGACCGAAGTCCCAGCATCACAAGCAGAGAAGTTCGGGCAGCTTGCAGTCTCTTGTCTAGAGGCAGCAGGTATACACTTTAACCTAAACTGCAAACTTGCAGGGGAGTATCAAATTGGAACTAGCTGGGCAGAAACACACTAATATCATGGGATTCTACGAGAAAACAAACGGCAGGTATTACAAAGATAATCCTGAGACTAAACGCCGCAGGAACAACCGCAGGATGTGGGTAGACGGTAAGTATGTACCACATTCACACCCGCTACACAAGCCCGGACGCTACAAAGGCTTCACTGACGCAGCCTTCAGTTCTCTACAGAACTACGAGCTTGCCAAGCAGGGTCAGGTGTACGTACTGGTCAACCCAGCATTTCCGGGCTGGTGCAAAGTAGGGATGGCTGTGGACGCAGAGGATAGGCTCAAGCAGTATCAGACTAGCTCTCCCTACAGAGACTACGAGCTAATCAAGGCATATGATACTGATGACCGACGCACCGCTGAGAAGGCCGCACACGAGCTTCTAGCGCAGTCACATGAACGTAAGGGCGAGTGGTTCTACATTCAACACCCTGTCGCTACAGAAATACTGGACGGACATTTCAATGAAAACAGTTAACACAGTTGTTGATGACATCTACGAACTGATGACCACAAAGTCTGCTGATGAGTCAGTGGACGTTGAGGCAGAGATTGACAAGTTCGGAGAGGCCGTCAAACAGCTAATGCGTACTGAGTTTATGCCTGATGCGCCTCGTGACGGACGTAAGCTACGCCTGTCCAACATAGGCAGAGACGATAGGTACTTGTGGCACCACTACAACGACACAAGCGCAGGAGAGGAGATCCAAGGGCATACGTATGTGAAGTTCATGTACGGACACCTGATTGAGGAAATGCTCTTGTTCTTGTGTCGCCTGTCGGGGCACACGATCACTGATGAGCAGAAGGTCTGTCAGGTAGAGGGCATCACTGGGCACATGGACTGTCGAATAGATGGTATCGTGACTGACATCAAGTCTGCAAGTACCTACGGCTTCAGGAAGTTCAAGAGAGGTGCTATAGCCTACGAAGATCCCTTTGGTTACGTTGACCAGTTGAAGGCATACGCCTACTCAGAAGGTGAGACTAAGTTCGGATGGTTGGTCATGGACAAGTCCAATGGTCACCTGACGTACCTGAAGTATGACCTAGAGGACACAGAGGCACCTGTGTACAACACCATCAAAGGTGACATTGCCGAAAGGATACGTCACGTAAAAAAGCTCGTAGAGGCAGAGGAGATACCACCAGTATGCGCGGAACCATTAGCAGATGGCAAAAGTGGAAATATGCGATTACCCGCAAACTGTTCCTACTGTCAGTACAAGCATTCATGCTATCCAGAACTGCGTACTTTTCTGTACTCAAGCGGGCCAAGGTTCTTAACGGAGGTGGTTCATGAGCCTAAAGTCCAAGAGATCACGTAAGCAGAGTATCTATAGGTCTGGACTAGAGAAACGATTTGCACAGTCAGCACCTAAGAGACGCTATCTGTATGAGCCATATGATGTACCATACGTGATGCACAGGAAGTACAAGCCAGACTTTGTGGACAAGAAGACGGGTGACTACATTGAGACTAAAGGATTCTTTAGGACAGGAGACACCCAGAAGTACACATCAATACGTGACAGCATTAAACCAATCAAGTTAATCTTTGTACTGTCAGACCCTAACAAGAAGGTTCGCAAAGGTTCTAAGATTACGATGGGTCAGTGGTGTCACAAGGAAGGCTTTGAATTTTACACAGTGGATGAGTATGTAGAACATGTCACTAACAATGGATGAAATTAAGGAGCGGATATTGAAGCGGTATGATGCTGATGATATACTAGAGGCACTGGACATATCCGCTGAAG